TTAATCCCAATCAAGTTTTTGACCACATTTCGGGCAATAATTAATAGTTTTATTCTTTACATTAGATATATAATTTCCACATTGACAATAGAAGTCAAATCCACCATTTGTGCCTTCTTCTACTTTTACAAGTTTTTCATTCTCAAGCTTTTTTATTTTTATAACCGCATTGATTATATTACTTCCTTCTTGCACTGTAGGTTTTTCTCTATTGAATTTCAAATCACAGTATCTGGAAGGTGTCATTTTACACATTTCAGCAAACTTTCTTGTAGTTATTTTGTTTTGCTTTCTAAAATTTTCTATTGATGTTAAATCCATATTTTATTCGCTCCTATTCTTTATCTTTTCCAAAGTTATCTTCGTGCCAATCTATACAACCATAGAATAAAAATCCAATGACAATTCCTGCACAGAAAAGCCATAATCCTTCCCATATGCTTATCATTTAATTACCTTCATCTGCTTTAACTAAGCAATTTATTTGAAAAAGTATATCTTCTAATTCTTCTTCTACGTGTTTTTCTTTTACAAAAGGCATTATATAATTTATTATATCTTTTAAAATCCTCGCTTCATTTTCTTTCATATAGCTTATTCATCCTCCCATCTTCTATCTGTATTAATCCCAATCAGTTAACAAAGGCACATTTAGTTCTTTTGCCTTTTGCTTTCCAATTTTTAAAGCATCATTTTTATATTTAACTATATCTACATTGGCACACTCGCAAGGTTGTCCTAAGTGTTCAGCGTTGCACTGTAAATCAATAAAATAACCCCAATCTGCCTCACCTACAAAAACATTTTTAATTGCCATTTGAAAATCCTCCGTTTCATAATATCTTCAAATTACGTATTTTTAAGTTCCACACGCTCCCATGTAAGAAAGCTTCTATATGCCTCAAGTTCTAACCTCAAATTTCTCATAGCTTCTATACATACACTATAGTTAGTTTCTGCTATATCTCTATTTAATCTTAATTTTGCAATTTCTTCTTTACCTTTAGCTAAGTCATTTATTAGTGTGGCTGGTTGCTTTTCAAGTTGTCTTAATCTTAAAATCTCTTTTCTTAATGCTATTTTATAGTCATGCTCTGCTCTTGCTTTCTTTACTCCTAGAGTTTTTAACTCTATATTTCCTCTAGTTAATGCCTGTTGGCATACTCCTATCTTGTCCATTATTTGTTGTGGCGTCATATTGCCCTCCTTTAACTACACTTCTTTTAATATCTTTAGTTCTATATTTGGATACCTAAGCTTAAACTGCTTATACGTTCTCTTCCATTGCTCCGATTCATAGCCTTTTGTATCTTCTACTGTATAGGTCTTATCTTTATTTAAAACTAGAAAATCTGCACTATAAGTAATTGCTCTATTCTCTCCGTTACCTTCTTGTAATATAAACTGTGGTTGTAGCACAAACCCTGCTATCTCTCCTGCATGAAATAATAATTTAAGTTGGCAATACCTTTTAGCTTCTAATTGACTTCTGAAAAATACTCCATCTATCCAGGTACCTTTATTTTTGTATTTCTGTTTTTTAGGTTTAGGCTTTTCTACTTTCTTCCCTCTGTTTTTTAAATATTCTTCATACTGTTCCTCTGTCCACCTCAAAATTGACCACTCTTTCTTCTATAATTCTTGTTCATAACTTTATCTATATTGCAAGCTACATGATTCATGTAATCTGTCCTTTTTATTCTTTCCTTATCTCTCTTTCTCTGCTGTAGCAATATATAGGTTTTATTTGCCTTTTCTTTATTTGACATACAAATGACCTCCCATAAGTCTTTGTATTATATCTATCTTTTCATAGCCTTCTTTATAAAGCTTTAATTTCTTAGTTATTTTCCTAGCTTCACTTATAGTTGTTTCTAGTATTTCTTTTATTTCTTTTTCTGTAAAATAATCTTTATCAAATAGTCCAAATAGCTTCTTCTGTAATTCTAGCTTGTATTCTAAATTTTTCTTTTTACTCATATGTGGTCCATTATCACCTCTATGGCAATCTGCACATAGATATTTAAAATTAATATTTATATTGGCCATATATGAAGCCTGGCTTCTGAAAATTATATGGTGTAGTTCTACTACGTTTTTTCCGCATTCCTCACAATATTTCATTAATTAAACCTTCTTTCAGATTTATTTAGTATGCCAAGGGTATAAAGTTTGTCTTATACCCTTAGCTTTTTAAACCCTAGGATATTATGTTAATGTTTTGTATTCCTTTTAATTCTTCTTCCAAATATGCTTTTATACTTTGCATTGCTTGATTTCTCCAAGCTCCACCATCAGCTTCATATAATGCTGCCCTAGGTCCTTGTTGCATTCTGAATATAAAATTACTTGAAGGTTGTTGTACTTCTGGGAATGTCCTATATGGTGCTAATGTTACTGGATTAGGTACTATTGCTTGTCCTACGCTTGCTACACCAGTTTTAATTGTTACTGCTTGAGATACTCCATCATCGCCTGTACTTTTCACTGCTTCATCTTTTATTAAGCCTGTATATTTGAGTAATACTTCCTTGTCTCCTACATCTACAAAACTAGATTGAAGCATGATGTTGAATTCTTCTGTGTCTATGAATCTGTCATAATAAATGTTATTTGGTAGTATTGCCCTTGCTCTAATGTACTCTTCACGCTCTCTATCCTCATTTAAAGGACTATATAGTCTTACATCATCATGTGATTTTACTTGTATTAATAATTCACTTTGTAATCTATCTGTATTTGTTTTTATATAATCTATTAGTCCTGTAAGTGTTGATACTGTTAATGTGTCTGCTAATGGTCCTGTAACCCTATCTAATCCTTTTGTTGAAAAAGTTCCTTGATCTAATTGAATGATTGGGTCCCTTTTCTCTCCTAAATTTACTAAGTATTCTAAAGCTTCTTTATTTATCATTTTTCATTCCTCCAATTTTATTTTTATTATTTTACTAATTTGATTCCTTTAAGATCTACTTCTTTTTCTTCTGCGGTAGTTAATACTTCGCCAGTTTCTTCATCAACTCTCATAGTGCTTTGGCCTGGTATTTGTTTCTTGTATTCACTCGCAAGTATTCCACCTTTTCCATCTGTACCAATTACAATCTTAGCTGCTAGTGGTTTTGTTGGAGCTAATTTAGGCTTAGCCACTATAGATACTTCTGTTAATTCTCTGTCCTCTCCACTAGCAAATGTCATATCTACAGTTAACTTTCTTTTTGTTTTATAATCTGTGTTTGGATCCGCAATGTTTTCTAACACCTCCTTTAAAGCCATATTGATTTTTTCTGCCAATGCTCCATCAGCAAAGGTTTCTAGATTAATCATCTTTTCCATAACATTGTTCCCCTTTCTGTATTAGTGTTTTATTATACTCATACACTATGGGTATAAACATACATATAGTTAGCCTACACCTATAATATTTAGTTTTACAGATTAATAATCTTCTCTAAACCATATATCATATTCTTCTGGATCATTCCCACGATCTAAAATGATTTTTGAACCATGTGCATATATCTTAAATAACAATTTATCTAATCCATACAAGCCACCTAAAATTTTATTCTTATCTATCTCATTGCCTTTTAGTTTTATACTATATGGCTTACCTTCTTTATTAATATCAATTTGGTAATCACAACTATATTGTTCTTCTTCATCTTCACTTAAATATATATGTTTGTATCCAGAACTACGATTTTCAATAATTAAAGTAATCTTATCACCTTCATCATATTCCCATTCTTCTCTATAATCTTCACCCTTAAGTTTCTCTATTATTTCACTTAATGTGTATTCCTCTTTTACATCTGATAGCATTTCCTCTGTTGTTTTTTTTATTTTTTCTATACCTTGAACAGTAATCGTTTTGTCTAATTGTTCTTTAATTGCAGCTAGTACAATTGTGTTATATCCTTCTATCCCTAAATTGCTTAAATCAATATTTAAATTTTTCTCTATATGTTCCTTAAGATTTTTACCAAAATCACTCCATTCTCTAAAAACATCATCTACTATCTCTGTTATTGTTTTTTCTAATCTTTTCTGAACTACTTCCTCTACAAACTTTTCTTCCTCTAATTTAACTAAACTATCATTTACAATTTTATTTATGTCTATCATTTTTTTACCCTCCTGTATTTTAATTCCAATTAAATATTTGCAATATTATTAGCTTTTTAGCTTTCCATCCTCTTTTTCTTAACTTTTTTAAGTGCTTACATATAATTTGCCTTAAACTATGTCCTTCTTCTTCTAAAGTATCTAGCATACCTATAGCCACCTGTATAACATCTAATACTTCCTCTGCTATGTGTTCTTTATTTTCTTCTTGTATTGCTTCTAACACTTCTTTAGTTTCCTCTACAAGCTTGTCTGCTTGCTTTTCCCATGTATCTTTTTTATCTAGTACCATTAACTGCACTACTTTCTCAACTCCCCTTAACTTTTCATACTCTCTAAGATTAATTGCTCTAGTTCTTTACTCTTCTTTATGGTCCTTATATCATTTAAACCGTACTTCTCTATGCATTCATATAAGGCTTGTCTTGCATCTTCCATATTAAACTATTCCTCCTCTACACCATTATTTTTATTTAATTCATATAACATTATTTCTTTTCCTACTGCTCTTAAAGCCTTGTCCAAATCTTCAGTTATAAAATACTGCTTAGCTACTTCATCTGCCCACAGATTAGCTCTTATCTTTAAATTTGATACTTCTTCCTGGTACTTGTCCAACAAACCTAAACTTTCTTCTAGTAATTCTCTATATTCTATATTGTTCTTTATGCCTTGCTTAAAGAGTACCTTTAATATTGCATTTTCTTCCCTAAGTTCTTCTATTTCTTTAGTAGCTTTAGTTTCTAGCCCTTTGACTAATATAGATATCATTTTATCCCTCCATCATTCTTAATTTTTCATATATACTAAATTCACTTTTACCAATAGTTTTAGATATTAAAGCAGGTGTATAGCCCTTATCGTAAAGTTCCTTTAATTTTACTTTTTGATCCTTAGTCCAAAATACACCTTTTCTTTTAGGTACTGGCCTATATGGAATCTTTAAATCATATATTCTTCTTTTAACTGCTGATTGACTTCTTCCCAATCTTTCAGCTATATCCGCATAAGTGTATTTATAGGTTTTTAATAGACTTATTAACTTTTCTATTTCTGGATCCGTCCAAAGATTTCTATTCCTGCTTTTATTATTGGCCACAATATCTACTCTTCTTTTTTCATTAACCCAATTAGGTTCTCTGCCTAAAATATTTTCTTCTATTCTTGAAAAATCAATTAAATTCCTGTTATCTTTTGCCCACTTCCAAAAATAACCATGTGTAACATAATTAACTTTTTCATTTGCAAGGACCTTATTTTTTACCGGAAATCCATATTGTTTAACCCAATTTCTCATTACGCTTTGATAATGAACTCCTATAGCTTTAGATAACTGATTAATGGTTATACCGTCCATACTCAACCTAGGATCACCTAATCCCATTTTATAAGCTTTCATTCTTACTGACCATTCACTCCTGTTTAATTTCCTAGCTATAGCTTTAATGCTTTTAGTACCCCATTTTTCTTCTAAATAGATCAACTCTTCTTTTGTATAATCTCTTCTTTTTTTAGTTATTAAATTATGCTTACTTAGGTGTGCATACAAAGTGCTTTCTCCGTATCCTGTTATATCTACTAATTCCTTTACAGTGTGTTTTTTTATCAATTCTTCTAATTGATCTTTATTCAGTGTGAATTTTTTCCCCACTTCTTTACCTCCTATTCCTGTGGCATCTGGAATACAAAGTCCCTAGTTGTTCTTTTCCCATTGTATATATCATCAAACTTATTTCCTTTAATTATCCTATCCTCTATCATATCTAATACTTCCAATGCTCTTTTCTCAGTTTCATATTCTCCTAGAAAGTAATGAGCACCATATACACTCATCCCATCAACCTCTATATTTTCACAATGTACCAAAACATCTTTTCCTTTACTTCTAATCCACATTTTTTATCCCCCATTCTTAATTTTCTATTTGTTTTTCCTTAACAATTAAAAACTCTATTAATCCTTCTTTTATTTCTTCAGCTGATGTTTGCTGTATTTCTTTTATATTTATTTCTTTATTGCCTTTCAAAGTTTCATATACTCCCCATCTATTCAACTTAATCACCTCTTAAACATCTCTGTTATAAGTTGATATTCTTCTTTATAAATAAATTTCAATGCTCCTGTTTTACCATTTCTTTGCTTTGCTATATTAACTTCTAATATTCCTTTCTCTTCACTTTCCACATCATAATATTCATCTCTATAAAGAAACATTATAGTATCAGCATCCTGTTCTATTGCTCCTGATTCCCTAAGGTCTGAAAGCATTGGTCTTTTATCTGACCTTTGTTCTACTGCTCTTGATAGCTGGCTCAATAATATTACTGTTACATCTAACTCTTTAGCTAAGAATTTCAAATGCATTGTTGTATCTGCTACTTCTAAATCTCTTCTTTCTTTTTTAGCCATTTTCATAAGTGTTAAATGATCCACTATTATTACATCCAATCCATATTTTTGTTTTATTTTTTTGCTTCTAGCTTTTATATCTTGTATAGAAAGATTAACTGAACAATCAGTAAACATATTATTTCTTCCAGCTATTTCACCAGTTCTATAGCCCAGCCTTTTCCATTCATTATCATTTAAAGAACCTCTATTCAATTTTATTGAATCTATATATGCTTTAGCTGCTAATCTTCTCATTCCTAAAGCTTCTGGTGTCATTTCCATTTCGAATAATGCTACTTTGTATCCCTCTGCTGCTAATCCATCTGCTACATTTAATGCAAATACTGTTTTACCCATTGATGGTCTACCAGCTATAATATTTAATTCTCCTCTTTTAAACCCATTTATTGCATTATCTAATAGTTTTAATCCTGTTCTCATTCCTGGTATTTCTCCACCACTTTTATATCTTTCTTGTATTGCTTGAAGTGTACATGTCATAAGTTCATCATCTGTATAAATTAATTTATCATTGGTATTTGTTGTTTCTAAAAGCTTATCCTGTGTTTTGTTTACTATGTCTTGTATTTCTATCTTTTCATCATAAGCTTTATCTATAAGATTTTGGGCTGCTTTAATTAATTTTCTTCTATTTGATTTTCCTTTTATTATTTCTGCATAATTTGTTATATTTGAGCCTGATATCCCACTATCTATTAACTTACTCAAATATGTTACTCCACCTATTTTAGTTAATGTTTCTTCTCCTATTTCATTGGAAATTGTTACTATATCTGCTTTTATATCTCTCATATACAATTTAGTTAGTGCTTTATATATTATCTGATTTGCTGAATTGTAAAAATCCTCTATTTCTAGTATGTCTATAACTTCATTTATTGCATCTTCATTAACAAGTAAGGTTCCCATTAAATCACATTCTACTTGTAATGAAAATGGCAAGGCTTTACTTTCTGTCATAGAATATCACCACCAAAATCAAACTCTTTATGAGCGCATGAATTTGTTTTAATCTGTTGTTCTTTTTTATCTCCTTTAGGATAGCCTTCTTTCATCCATGTTTGTAATATCCCATTTATATACTGCATACTACATTTGTTAAGAGCTATAGCTTTTTCTATAGCTAACTTAGTATGTTTATATCCATGTTTCATTATTGAAATTTTTACTGCTGCTAAATTTAAAATTCCTGGCATAGAAGTTACTTCCTCAACATATTGACATAATTTTATTGCTTCAAAGTGAGAGTCTCTTTCTCTCTCTTTATTTAGTTTAATATCATTATTTAGTAGTCGGCCATTTCGCCTAATAGGCGTTTCGCCAGATAGGCACTTTGCCGAATAGGCATTTTGTCGTTTCGGTTCTTCTTTTGTACAAGTAGTTTCATCACTTTTTATATTTTGAGGTATTTCATATATTGTATAGTCATACCCTCCAATTAACTTTCCATTGGAATCTCTCTTTAGTAATCTTTCTATATACCCATTAGTTTCAAGTTCTTTTATTGCTGTTCTTATAGCCTTTTCTCCATCTTTGCAATTTTTTTCTATCTCTGAACTATAAAACTCCCAATTATCTGGCCTACTTAAAAAATAACTCATTAAACCTTTAGCTTTTAAACTTAGTCTTCCATCATAAACAAAGTATTTATTTAACATTACATAAGGATTTTCTTTATCCTTAATAACTCTAAAAACTGCCATTATATCACCTTCTTTTGTTTTCTTTTTTATCTATAAATAAAGTAAGACATTGCTACAAAACTTCCAAATATTATTAATACTATTATTGCTAAAACCAAGTTAGCTAAGAATCTATATCTATACTCTTTACTTACTGCCTTTTTAGCTATTTTTAAAACTTTTATGCCATCTTCCCATATTGAATAATCATCACTTGATATAAAACTTTTACTATTGTCAATGAGATCATCTAATTGTCTTAAAACCTCTCTTCTTTTCATTTTTCTATCCCCCATGTATATTTTTTCTATTCTGTCATATACTAAATATTGAAATAGTGTGTTTGCACGTTGTATAATGGAGACAAGAGCTTTGCAGAGCTCTTATCCAGTTTTTATAGAAACATTAATCAAGTGGGTGCTTTGCAGAGCACCTATTTGCTTTCATCTTCCATAGTTTTAAATACTATTTCATCAGCGTTTTCATCATATTCTACTTTGCTTATAAAGTGTTCTGGATTCTCCCAATCATAAATTTTAAATCCATTTCTATTCAAGCTACTTATCTGTGCATTTATATTTTGTATTAGTGCTCTAAAAGAATTATCCAAACTCTCACCTTCTTTCTAAAATGGTACTACCAAATCATATTTATATATTTCATCTATAATACTTTTTGCCTCATCCTTTAGTTTTTCTATTCTTTCTTCTTCAGCATATTTCAAAAGCAAATTCAAACGGTATATTAATGCATCTTTATCTCTCTTATCCATAGTTACACCTCTTGGTCTTGTAAGAATGGAGCTACATCTTCATTATTTTCATTAACTTTTATTTCGTCTGTGGTATCTAAATTATTGATTTCTACTGCATCTACATCAACATAATTAAAGTTATTTAGTTTTTCTTCTTTTGCCTCTGCTTTATAATCCATATCTAATGCTTTAGCCATTTCAACACTTTTAGGTGCATACTTAAGAACATCTAACAATACTGTTTTCTTGGCCATACTATCAAAGTTTTTGAACCACACTGAATTCTTATTAACATTACCCTTGTAAGTGTAATTTTTTGAGAATTCTCTTGCATGATGTTCTACTCTTTCTCTGGACCATACTACAAAGTCAAATCCACCATTTTTAAGTTTATATACAGCATAGTAGTGAGTAACTTCATCACTAGGAATATCTGCAGGTTTATGCACCAAAGTTTTGTGTAATCCATATTCATATTCGAATTCATCACCTTTTCTAACTTCATGAGCATATATAGCTTCATATTCTCCCGTATTAAATGCCATCTTTAGAATACCTTTGTATCCTACTTGAAAGTTAACCTCTGTTATCCCTTGTTTATTATTTTTATAAGGTATTACATAAGCTTCTCCAAGTACTGTATTAGGTTCTAAGCCACATTGAGCACTTTGCATTAATGCACTTAAGAAACTTGTAGTATCTGCCTCCCAGAATTGAGGATTTCCATTAAATAAACTTAATGCAATTCTGCTAAATCTTTCAGGTGTCATTGTTTTTCCCACCGCTTTTTTTATTTCAGGCAACATCTTTTCTAATGCACTTTGCATTTTCTTTTGTGGTGTCAATTGAACATTTTGTGTTGTTTGCTTATTTGCAACCAAACCTCCATTTACATTGGCCATTACTACTCCTCCTTATTTACATTTAGTAATTCTCATATTTACAAATTCTGTTTGACCTTTGAGTATATTTTTATATGTTACTGTGTATTTTTCTTTAAGTGTTTTAGTATCTAAATTATCTCTTTTAACTTCAAATCTACTTATTTTAAACATTCCATCAGTCCCTTTTTTACTATCTCCCAAATCTAAATATATAAGTTGTTTCAATTGTTCTTTTTCTTTTTTTAAGTCTTTAATCTGTGCATCCACTTCTTTGTATTTAGCTAATTTATTTTCACTTATATTAACCTCTAGGTCATTATCCAATGCTTGTTGATATAATATATCCTTTGTTTCACATTCAAGGCCTAAAGGCATTGGTGGTATTTTTTTTAGAATATTGTTATTCCAAAAATTCTTCCCTATTTCAAACAAAGCTTTTATATCATCATCATTTCTAGGTACTACCTTCCACTTGACTTCCTTATCTAACAAATAAATTATTAAGAAATATTTTAATCCTGTAATGCCCATATACCATTGAACTTGACAATAGTATTCATCTGGAATTTCTTCACCTTGCCACATTTGGTTTAAAAATGCACTTGCTGTTTTAATTTCAATACCTATCAATTCACCTGTAGGTATAAACTTTATTTCTCCTGTGTCTAGATTTTCATAGAATCTATAGTCCTGTTCTAATTTAGCCAAGCCATCTATATTAGCACTAAAGTATTCATATTCTTTATGGATCATCATGTATGGGTATTCATATGTCTTTAACTTAATATCTGTTTCTTTTTCAAAATCTTCTTGTACCCACTCTCTTATTAAAGGCTCCATTCTATTACCAAACTTAGTGTGAATATTACCTTTAAATTTCTCACTTAATCCAAGCTTTTCATTAAATACTGTAAGGGCTGAACCGTACTTGCTAAAACCTGCAACCTTTGCTATCTCTGATCCACCTATACTATTACCTCTTTGATTTAACCATTTAGTTCTTTCTTCATTATCTTCCCTAGCATCAAATATAACTTTGACATTAGGAAATAAGTTTTTATCTTCTATAAATCCAACCATTCATTTTCCCCCTAACCTATCTTTTCTATCTCAAATTCATCACTCATAGTTGAAGTAACAAAATATTGATATTCATCACTGCTCATTTCTTCAAGCAACTTAGTTTGCGCCTTAGGATTTAAGCTTTCAAACTTATCAAGGCATATAACTTTTAATTCTCCTGCTTGTGCTTTTGCGATTCTCATGGCAAGTTCTAGTTTCTCTCCATCACTTAATCCATCAATTAAAGTGTTGTTTATTCTTATTAACCCTTCTGAATCTACACTTATTCCTTCTATAGGCATCTTTGCAGTTCTTAAAAGTTCTCCTGGAAGTTCTCTAGCCTTATCTATCCTTGCAGTTAAATCATTACTGTATCTTTCTTTAGCTGCTAACTTGTTATCTCTAATGTCTACCATCCTATCCCATTCTCTTAAATAACTTTGCATATCTGCTACTTCATCAGCTTGCTTTTGTAAAGGTTCAATTTCTACTGGTTCATTTTGCTTTAAGTATTCTGCAGCTTTACCAACCCTAATTTCTTCTTTTTCTATTTCAGCAGTTATTTTTTCATCTATTGCTTTTAATTCAGCCTTTTGTAAATCATCAATACCTAAGAGTTCCTGTTCTTTCGAAGAAATTTTATTTTCATTTATAGAAATCAATTCTTTTTGCTCTTCTATCTGTAAAACATTATCTTTTTTAACAACCTCTATTGATTCATTTAAACTATTTTCTAATTCCTTAACATTTGAGCTATATAAATTAACTAATTCTTTTTTTCTATTTTCAAATTCTTCTTCAAGCTTTTTTAGCTCATTATTATAATTTTCAGCTACTTTATTTTCTTGAGTTACATTTTCATTAGTTAGTTCTTTTATTTTTAATTCTAATTCACGATCTGAATTATTTATAAAATCCTTATACTTATTTATCTTGGATTTAGAAAGTTCTATAATGTCTTTAATATCCTGTCTTTCATCCTTAAACTTAAGTTGTATCCTAGATTTTTCACTTTCTCCATTAGATTTTATAGCATTAACTTTATCCTCAAAATTTGTCTGTAATGCCTTAGCTTCTTCTATCCAATGATTAATCTTTTGAGCTTCTGATACTTTGTTGTAATAGTCTTGAACCTTTTTTTCTCTCCAAACTTCTCCATCATATTCTGCAGGAAGTTCATCTAAAATAACCTTAATCTGAGTTTTAAGTTCTCTTATGTCTCTATTGATTTCTTCCCTATCCTTGTAGTATTTTAGTTCTATAGCTTTGAGTATTTGGAGAATGTGTTGTTCATAGTCTATATTGCTAGGAAGTTCGTCAAACCAATTAATAATATTTTCTTTGTTCCAGCCTATCTCCAACATACTTAGAATAGATTTTGTTTGCTCTTTAATGTTCATGTTTACCCAATCTAAAGGTCTAAATATATCTCCATTTATAAGGCTTCTTAGAAACTTTTCTGTACTTGGAACTGCTCCATCTTCTTTTCTACACTTTAAGTAATCAGATTTTTCAGTTCTTATCCTTCTATCAACTTCTAATCCATTATCAAGTTCTATCAAAAGTGTGGATTCATCTGTTCCATGTCTTACTACTTCTGTACGCCTATTTTTATTAGTAAATGTTTTTTCTATAGCTTCAATTATGCTACTTTTCCCACTTCCTTTAGGTCCTTTAATGAGATTAATCTTGCTACAATCTAAACCTAATTCTTCAAGTCCTAAAAAGTTCTTAATATTTAACTTTTTAATTTTACTCATTTTAAAACTTCCTCCTTCAATCTTTTAGCAAACTATTTCGAAATACCCTATAGTATGAAATTCGCATTTACATTACCTTTTGTCTTTTCTTTATTAGTAAAGGAAAACCATATACTGCTCGCTGAACTACAACAATAAGGAGTAACACAACTAAGCATTTTTTCATAATTTATTTCTTCTATTTCTTTTTCAAAGTTTTTCTTACTATGGCCAATGTTTTTAAACTTAACCAACATTTAAATTCCCTCCTTTATTTTTGTACCTCTTCACCTCCTTGTAACTAAATCAACTAACTGTTATCGCAGTGGTCATACATTTTATTTTGGTGTGGCTCTTATCTTCGCCTACTCCCGCTCTAATTAGTTCATTTAGTTACAAGGATTTTGGTACTAATTTCAATGTCCTAGCATATACATAGACTAGAGAAGTATATGCATTTTTGCTGTAATAAAATTTTTTAAAAAGGCTTTCCAGCCTTGCTTAACCAATTTCATAATTCTTTGTATTATTTTCTATCCAAATCAACAAATCTTTTTTAGGTATTCTTATTTTTCTTTCCCCTAGTTTCAAGATTGGAAAATTCTTTTGATATATAAGTTCATATGCAGAATTTTTACCTATATTTAAAACCTTTCTCATTTGATTTACTGTAAGTAACATAGGCAATTGTTCAAACTCTTTTTCTGTCATTACCACCACCTCCAAAGTTCTTGATCTACTAATTCATTTGGTGTAACTTTAAGCGCCTTTGATAATTTACATATTGTTTTAAGACCAGGGTTTTCATACTTTCCTTTTTCTAATTCCGTAATATAGCCTCTAGCTACTTTACTTTTGTAACTCAATTTACTAATAGATAAGTTTCTCATTCTTCTATATTCTTTTGTTTTTAATACTGCCATTTTGGGGATTCCTCCTAAGATTTATTCCCCTCCATCTTACCCTTTTCTTATAAATCTAAGTGATGTTTCCATGCATCTATATTCCAAATTTTTTATAGCATCTTCTAGTAATCTCTTAGCAAACACTGCTGTAATATCTATTCCTTTAAACTCTTTTTCTACAAGTTCTAATATTTTATCTATTGTTTCTTCTCTTTTCTCTTGTGTAACAGTTACTTTTATATCTTCCATACTGTTACCTCCTAAAGGATTTTTTACATTTTTGTACAATAATACCACTTGAAAGGTGGTGAATTTTTGTGAAATCAATAGGTTTAAAATCTGAAACACTTTTTGAAATTGGAATAACTGAACATCTTTCATGCCTTGGTGAAAAATTAAATTCAGTAAACAACGATAATGATATTCCACAAAACTTAAAATCTATGATGGCTGAAAGGGAAGCCATCTTACAATCTATTGCTAAAATGATTGAAGAAAATAACAAAGCTATCTTTAATGATTTAAAATATAATGACATTATTAAAGATTCAGTAAATCCTTAGCTCTATCAATCGTTGCTTTTAAGAATTTTATGTTATTTTCAATAATTTCTTTTTTTTCTGCCGTCTTTGCTAAGGCGGCTTTTTTCTTCATCTTCTCTAAATCATTCAAAGCCTTTTTATAAGCTTTCTTTTTATTATGAAAATCTTTATTCACTCTCCTACCTCCTATTTAGTACAAGCTATCTCGCTTTTAGTTTGTTTTTCTTCTAAAACCCCATTAATACTTTCAAATGTTAATTTTGCTAAATCATAAACTACACTTAATCTAGTATTTTGAATAGTTTCGAAGCATGTGAGATCTGATTTAAAGCCAATAATTCCTTTTATGCTTATGTCTCCTACCGAACCTAAATTCTTACCTACTCCTTTTCCTGGTCTAATTGGTCTGTTTCTAATAAATATTTTTTTGACTTTATCTATATTTCCAAGTGCAGCATCTACAGCTATAATTAAATTATTATTTAAATCTATATTTTCTAGTGTATTTTTTAAATTCATAGCATGAACTGGCTCGTGCAAGGTTCCATATACCTCGATATTTTTGTTTTGCTTTAACATGCTACCAACTATAGGGCCATAACTATCGCCTGTGCTCCTGTCTGTACCTATGCAAATAAATATTATTTTATTATAAGGTTTTTCTACTTTTTCCAAAGCTTCCTTAAATGAACTATATAGATTATTCATTTAAACCACCTCTTCATTCAATGAATAAAGATTTTTAGCAAGTTCCCTTACATCATTCTCATAAAGTTTACAAGCTATTTCATAAAGTTCTGGTAGTTTATTCATGACCTTATCAATGTAGTCAACTTTACTTTTTAACTTTGGTTTATGGTTTTTGTTATATTTCTCTAGTTTATTTTTTATACTTTCAATATGATACTTCATTTCAAATTGTTTATATAACTCATTCCAACGTTCTCTATAATTTGCACCTTTGTATCTAACTACCCTATTTAATATCTGCCTTTTCTCTGCTAGTGATATTTCATCAACTAAACCTACAATTACATCTTCTTTATGTTCTATTTCCTTCTCTTTTAATGCTATGATCTCGTTTTGCTTCCTTACAGTTTCTAAGGTGTTCCTGAAAACCATTTTACTTTGCTCATCCAAATAAGGTAGGTAAGTATTAATAAATAGGTCTTCACTTGCAACATAACCACCTGTTTTCCTTATAGTTGGTAGCACTTCATCGAATATCCAGCTTTCAAATTTTTCTGCTGATTGTAATTCGCTATTAGTTATAAGACGATACATATCACCTTCTGGAATCACATTCACCTCTATAGTTTTATTCTTGCTTTGCGGATGAGGTATGTGGTGTTTTACCACCCACCTGCAATGTTGCTTAATTGCATTAGTAGTGTCTTTATAACCTAGTGATTTAGCAATATCAATTGCTACAAAATAATGTTTGCTGTTTATTTCAGTCATTCTTATTTGACCAAATTCTATATGTTTAAAAATTTGTACTTTGTTCCCCATTTTCCATCCTCCTGTTTATTTCTTAATTGCCATTTCGGCACTAGTGAAATGTTGAATATAAAATTAATAATTTTTAATCCATACCAGAAGTGTTAGTATTTTTCAGTATTTATCTTATTAAGGTGGGTAAATTAATATCAGGCAGATACATCTATTTTCATTTTGCTAATTTCACAAGTAAAAAAAATTTCATCTATAGGTTTACCAAATAATTCCGAAATTTTTTTACCTTCTTTAATAGTAAAATCAGATTTACCATTAAGCTTGAAATTCAATGTAGATACTGTCATATTAAGTATTTCCGCTAATTCTACTTGTGTAATATGATTTTCTTTCATTAGCCCTTTTAGTTTATCATACACGATTTATCACCTCACTTTTGATTTTCAATTTGCTAATCACCATGATTTTATTATATATTAGCTAAATGAAAATTGCAATACTATTTTATGATATTTTTAAAAAAAATATTCATTTAGCTAATTTTTATTTTAAAATTTTCAAATTGTTTATAATGTAATTAGGAGGTGTTTAGTTTGAGCAAATTTGGAGAAAGATTAAGAATAGTTTTAGAAGAAAAGGATATACAAGGCAAAGAACTAGCGAAAACATTAAATGTAGAACCTCCAACTGTAAGCAACTGGTTAAATGGAAATAGGTTTCCTAAGGATGATATGCTAATACAGATAGCTGATTATTTTAATGTATCTGTTGATTATCTACTTGGAAGAACAGATTCCCCACGAGGAATTATTTCACAGGCAGACATAGATGGACATCATTATGAATTTGAATTAGATAAAAAAATATTTCCTAATGGAATAACTAGGGAACAAATGATAGATTATATTAAAGAATTAGAAGAAAGAAATAAAGAATTAGAAAAAGAAGCTGAGTTATCTAGGAAACTCAAAAAACTTGTTTCTGAAAATAATAAAGAAAATTAATAGCCTTTGGCTAAAATATAAATGGCGTAAAGCTAACAAAGATTTTTTTAAAAAAAGAATTCGTTGTACTTATGTACATATCATTATTGAATTCTTGAATCTTTGTTGGCTTTTTTATTTTGTTTAAAAATGTAGAAAAATAAGATTTTAGGAAATAGCTTGTCCTAAAATTCTGTATACAGACAATTACATTTTTAAAATAAATATGTAATAATTTTCGTATAAAGTAAATTAATTATCACTACTTGCAAATTTTATGTAAAAATATTAAAATATACTTGAACGTATGTTCGGATAAAGAAGGGAGTCTTTAATTTATGTTTAATTTTAGAGGGGTATTAAGTATAAAAAAAGATGGGGAAATAATATATGAGAATAATGAATACTGTAAACTGAAAAGGGAAGAAACTTCCTGTAAAAAATCCGATGAGTATGAAGTAAAATCTATGCAGGAGGTTGATATATAATGCAAAATGTATTTATAAGAAAAAGAGGTAATAGATATGTTGTTACCTTGGAATATAGAAATAAAGAAACTGGTAAGAAAAAACAAAAAGCTTTGGGATCTTATAGTAAGAAAAAAGATGCAGAAAATGCCTTAATAGAAGAGAAATCTAAAATTATTAATGGTAACTTTATTATTCCAGAAAAAATCACTTTTGAACAATATCTAAAACAATGGTTAAAACATCACAAAAGCAATTTAAGTGTTACCACTTACCCTAGATATAAATATATAATAGACAAACAAATAAGTCCTGCTATTGGTGAAATAGAACTGCAAAAACTTACTCCTTTGGATTTAGAAGATTTTTATCATTCTATGCTTAAAACATTAAATTCTAAAACTGTATTACAATATCATAGGGTAATACATAAAGCCTTAAATAAAGCTTACAAATTAGAACTAATAAATAAAAATATATCTGATTTAGTGGAGCTGCCTAAAATAAAAAAATATAAAGCTAAAGAATTAACTATAAAAGAAGTTAAACAACTTTTAGAAGTTTCTAAAAATACTAGAGTAGAGATACCTATTAATTTAGCAATCGCACTAGGATTAAGAGCTGGTGAAATACTGGGGCTATCTTGGGATAATGTTAATTTTGATAATAACACTATAGTTATATGTAAAACTTCAGTTAAGGACAAAACAAATAAATCACTTGTATTTAAAGAACCTAAAAGTGAAACTTCTATAAGAACATTAACTGTGCCAGGACAATTAATGGATATATTAAAAGAACATAAGAAAAAACAAAATAAGTTACAATTAAAAAGTTATGGTGCTTTTAGAAATGAATTTAACTTGGTTTTTACTAAATTAAACGGTGACCCAATGGCCAGTGATAGCCTTAGTAGCATATTTAGGGATTTTATAAATAGAAATAATCTGCCTAATATAAGATTTCATGACTTACGCCACACTAATGCTACTCTTATGTTAGCTAGTGGTACTAGTATGAAAGTAGCTTCTACTAGATTAGGGCATAGTGCTATAGGTATAACAATGGACCTGTATACACATGTCCTCCAAGGATTGGAAAAAGAGGCAGCAAAAAATATATCAGATTTAATTTATTAG